CACGACAGTTAAATGAAAGACAGCAGAAGTTTCTTAACGTGTTGTTTGAAGAAGCAGGTGGAGATGTTGTACAGGCAAAGAAGATTGCTGGTTACGCAGATAATACACCAACAACTTCTATTGTCAAAGGACTAAAAGATGAGATACTAGAGGCTACATCTATGTACATGGCACGTAACGCACCAAAGGCGGCTATGGCTATGACAGGTGCATTGCATGACCCAACAGAGCTTGGCATACGTGACAAAATGGTTGCGGCAAAAGAATTGCTAGACCGCACAGGTTTAGTAAAGACAGAGAAGATGCAGGTAGAAGCAAGCGGTGGTGTTATGCTTATGCCACCTAAAGCAGTAAGTGAAGATGACTAGAAGTATAGGCAAGTGGAAACTTCCACAACCAACAGACATAAAAGAACAGAACGAATGGGTACAGATACCACGTATAGCACGTACCGTACCATTCGGATATAAACAGAACGAAAAAGACCCTGACATTCTTGACCCCGTACCGACAGAGTTAGATTTGTTAGAAAAGGCTAGACAGCATGTAAATCAATATAGTTATCGTGAGGTGGCTAATTGGTTAAGTACAAATAGCAATAGATACATATCACATGTAGGATTGAGGAAAAGACTAGAGAATGAGCGACAGCGTAAGAACAAAGTTGCAAGCATCCGCAAGTGGGCAGAATATGCGGAAACGGCAATCGCCAAAGCGAAAGAGCTTGAAGAAGAAAGAACAGGCGCAAAAGCCTAAAATAATTGAAGACGTTTCATATGAAACAGAATTTCAAGAAGAACACGCTAATGTGTTATTTAAGCCAAACGAAGGTCCTCAAACAGATTTTCTAGCGGCTAGTGAGCGTGAAGTATTATATGGTGGTTCGGCAGGTGGTGGTAAATCATATGCCATGTTAGCTGACCCACTACGATACATGGGGCATCCAGCATTTAGTGGATTGCTGTTACGACATACAACAGAAGAACTTCGTGAACTTATCTTTAAGTCACAAGAGTTGTACCCACAAATATGGTCAGGCATAAAATGGTCTGAACGAAAAATGCAGTGGACAGCACCATCTGGAGCGAGATTGTGGATGTCATACCTTGACAGAGATGAAGATGTCCTGCGCTATCAGGGTCTAGCATTTAGCTGGATTGGCTTTGACGAGTTAACACAATGGCAGTCTCCATATGCATGGAATTATATGCGCTCTCGTCTTAGGTCCACTGCGCCTGATTTACCTATCTTTATGAGAGCAACAACAAACCCGGGTGGTAGGGGTCATGCTTGGGTTAAGAAAATGTTCATAGACCCAGCACCATATGGAAAGGCATTTGATGCGACAGATATTGAAACAGGTGAAACTCTCAAGTATCCAGCAGGTCATAGCAAAGCTGGGCGACCGCTTTTCAAAAGGCGGTTTATACCTGCTAGGCTATCTGATAACCCCTATCTCTCAGATGCTGGTGACTACGAAGCCATGCTCTTGTCACTCCCAGAACAACAGCGAAGACAACTCTTGGACGGTGATTGGGATATTAAAGAAGGTGCGGCATTCACAGAGTTTAACCGTGATATTCATGTTGTTGAACCTTTTAATATTCCTAACAATTGGGTTAAGTTCAGAGCTTGTGATTACGGGTATGGCTCTTACAGTGCTGTTGTATGGTTTGCTGTCTCACCGTCTGAGCAACTCATTGTGTACAGAGAACTGTATGTGTCGAAAGTCTTAGCTACAGATTTAGCTGATATGATACTAGAGTTAGAGGCTGAGGATGGCAATATTAAGTATGGTGTGCTTGATAGTTCTCTTTGGCATAAGCGTGGTGATACTGGTCCTAGCCTTGCAGAGCAAATGATACAAAGAGGTTGCAGATGGCGACCATCAGACAGAAGCAGAGGTAGCCGTGTTTCTGGTAAGAATGAAATACATAGACGGTTACAGATTGATGAATTTACGGAAGAACCTAGACTTGTTTTCTTTAGCAGTTGTACAAACATTATCTCACAGTTACCTGCGTTGCCATTGGATAAGAAAAATCCAGAAGATATTGACACGAAAGCAGAAGACCACTTGTATGATGCAATGAGATATGGTATAATGTCACGACCAAGATTTAGTATATTTGACTACGACCCAATGGGTAGACCATCTACAGGTATGCCAGTAGCAGATTCAACATTTGGATATTAAGGATAGAATAATGGCTGAAGATGAAAATATAATGATTGAAGCAGACTCAGTTGCTTTAGAAGATATTGAAGAAGATTCATCTGAAGATATGGATGTAGCTTCTATTATACCATTTGTTCAAGAAAGATTTAAAAGAGCAGAAGACTATCGTTATCAAGATGAACAACGCTGGTTACAAGCCTATAGAAACTATAGAGGATTATACGGACCAGATGTTCAGTTTACTGAATCGGAGAAGTCACGTGTTTTTATTAAAGTTACGAAAACTAAAACTTTGGCGGCATATGGGCAAATTGTTGATGTACTCTTTGCTAATAATAAGTTTCCTGTTTCTGTTGAACCTACTGAGTTACCAGAAGGAGTTGTCGCAGACGTATACTTTGACCCCAAAGAGCCAGAGCAGTTGCGTGGTGATACTTCCCTAAGTAGCCCATATGGTTTTGCAGGGGATGGTAACGACCTACCTGCAGGTGCAACAGAAAAATCTCTACAAGAAAAGTTAGGTCCTTTACAAAATAAACTACAAGATGTAGAAGGTCTTAAAGAAGGTGTAGGAAAAACTCCTACATCTATTACTTTTAGCCCAGCTATGATAGCCGCAAAGAAAATGCAAAAGAAAATACATGACCAGTTAGAAGAGTCTAGTGCTAATAAGCATCTGAGAAGCACAGCATTTGAGATGGCTCTGTTTGGCACAGGTGTAATGAAAGGACCTTTTGCCATAGATAAAGAGTATCCTAATTGGAATGAGGATGGTAATTATGACCCACAGTTTAAAACAATGCCACAAGTTTCACACGTTTCTGTGTGGAATTTTTACCCTGACCCTGATGCCAATAATATGGATGAAGCACAGTATGTCATTGAACGACATAAGATGTCAAGGTCGCAACTTCGGAATCTCAAGAAAAGACCGATGTTCAGAGAAAATGTAATAGATGAAGTTATTACATTAGGAGAAAACTATACTAAAGAATATTGGGAAGATGATTTATCAGACTATGCACCAGAACACGGTGTAGAAAGATTTGACGTACTAGAATATTGGGGTATGGTAGATATTTCTGCAATAGAAGAGTCCGATATTCAAATACCAGACGAACTAAAAGCATTTGATGAATTACAAGCAAACGTATGGATATGTAATGGTAAACTATTGAGAATGGTATTAAATCCATTTAAACCTGCAACCATACCTTATCATGCCGCACCTTATGAACTAAATCCATATTCATTTTTTGGTGTGGGTATTGCTGAAAATATGGATGATACACAGACTTTGATGAATGGCTTTATGCGTATGGCTGTTGATAACGCTGTGCTATCTGGTAATTTAATTGTAGAGGTAGATGAAACAAACCTAGTGCCGGGTCAAGACTTAGGACTATATCCGGGAAAGGTGTTCCGCAGACAAGGTGGCGCACCGGGACAAGCGATATTTGGTACAAAGTTCCCGAATGTATCTAGCGAGAACATCTCCTCTTCTCTCAAAGCACGTGTACTTGCGGATGAAAGCACAGGCTTCCCATCCTTTGCACATGGTCAGACAGGTGTACAGGGTGTAGGTAGAACTGCTTCAGGTATATCTATGCTAATGAATGCCGCTGCAGGTGGTACAAAAACAGTAATTAAAAATGTAGATGATTATCTATTACGACCTTTGGGAGAAGGGTTGTTTAGATTTAACATGCAGTTTGATTTTGACCCAGAAATTAAAGGAGACTTAGAAGTACGTGCTAGAGGTACAGAAAGTCTTATGGCTAATGAAGTACGTAGTCAAAGGCTTATGCAGTTCTTACAAGTAGCTAGTAATCCTGCTCTTGCACCGTTTGCTAAGTTCCAATATATTATCCGTGAGATTGCAAAATCTATGGAGTTAGACCCCGACAAAGTTACCAACAATATGGATGAAGCCGCATTACAAGCAGAGTTAATGAAAGGCTTTCAACAAGAACAACCACAACAGCCAGAGGCTCAAGCTAATCCGCTAGACCCAACTGGTGCAGGTGGCGGTACGATAGGCACAGGACAAGTGCCAGTTCCGGGTGAACAAGGATTTAGTGCAAATGGACAAACAGCAGATACTCAGCAAGCTCAAGTCGTTGGTGAACAACAACCGCCAATGGGAAGCGTTCAATGATTATATTGATGCTACTATAGGAGTGCATCAAAACGTATTAGAACAAACAAGTGATACTCCTTTATTACACAGACAACAAGGCGCAATAGCCGCACTACGAAAACTTAAATATCTTAGGGATGAAGTAAATGGCAGTTAGACAACCTTCTGGTTTTATGACACGAGAACTTAGTGGTACAGTTGAAAGACCAACTAAGAAAACTGTTGACGATGTATTAGAAAAGTTAGATGAATCAAAAGGTGATATAGCAAAAGGTGCGGCAGAGTTGTTTATTCCCGGAGTTGGGGAAGCTATGGCAGTCAAACGTGTATCAGATGCTATGGATGAAAAAGATTATATAGGTGCTGGTATAGAAACAGCCGCTGGTTTAGCAGGAGTATTTCCTGTACTTGGTGATGCGGCAGGTAAAGCATTACGAGCAACAACAAAAACTTTACGTAAAGATGCAAAATTACAAATTGATAATCCCGGATATGATGAAGTTTATGGAGAAACTTACGCAGAGGGTAAACAACAAATAGCAAATGAAGTAAAAGAGAAAGCACTAAAACGTGGTGAAACTGATACCTATGCATCAAATATAGGAACTACAGATGGTATAACAGGATATGCTAATAAAATTAAATTTAAGCCAGAAGAATTAAAAGATTTGCCCGGTGCTAAAGGAGAAGAAAAATTTAGGTCCTCTGGAGAAAAGTTAGAAAGGTTAAAAAAATCAATAAAAGAAAAAGGGTATAAAGAAGACCCTATAATGATACATGTGAGAGAGGATGGACAACCTTTTATTGTAGAAGGTAATCATCGTTTAGCTGAAGCATTAGAATCTGGTAGAGATACTATTACAGCAGACATTAGATATCTTCGTGGGGCAGAAGAAAAAGCAGGTGCATTAGACCCTAAAAATGTTTTTCCAGATAATTTATCTAAACAAACAGATGAAGTATTTTCTCCACCTCTTGAAATTGGAGTTAATGAGTATAATGTTAAAAATTTAAACAATCCACAATTAGTAAAAAACTATACCCTTGATGATTATAACGAAGTTATGATGGCATCTAACGCAGGAAGCACAGCAGGTAGTAAAGCAAAAAACAAAAAAATTAATGTTCCAGTTCCCGATGGCACAGAAGTAGCTGTTCGTTTAAATTTAAGTTCTAAAATTGACCCTAGCGGACCAGAAGCACCTTTTAACAGAATGCAAACTATTCATCCTGTAAAACCAAAAAGTAAAAAACCTGATTATTCAAAGTCTACTTCTTATATGAACGCAGTTACTGTAGAAAATGGTGTGTTTGATGTAGACCAAAAACTACGTAGGAATATAGCTGAAACTGGGCAAAAAGTTCCTGCTGCTGGTGTACAAGGTAAAATTACTTCAACTAGAAATGTTTTAGAAGAAGGTGGGGATGACATAGTAGAAATTAGTATGAATCCAAAACAGCAACATTTATTTACAGACGTTTTAACAGGACAAGCTGTTAAAAGTTTTGATTTGGCGACAGTTCTTAGAGATAGAGTATATGCTAAAGGAGTTAAGTATTGGAAAAAATCTGAAGCACCAGAACCTCTACCTTCAACTAATAATACTCCAATTAATAACGAAGTAAGATATAAATTTAAAAAAGGTGGAGCAGTACCTATGGAAAAACAAATGAGTATGTTTGATGATGGTGGTCTAAAAGATGAAGGTGGTACAGTAGACCCCATATCAGGTAATGAAGTTCCCGTAGGTTCAATGCAAAAAGAAGTGCGTGATGACATACCTGCACAGTTAAGTGAAGGTGAGTTTGTATTCCCTGCTGACGTAGTGCGATACATTGGTCTTGAAAAACTTATGCAGATGCGACAAGAAGCAAAGCGTGGTTTAACGATGATGGATAAAATGGGGCAAATGGGTAACAATGATGAAGCTGTTATACCAGATACTATCCCGTTTGAACTATCAGACCTTGACATGGAAGATGACCCAGTAGAAATGCAAGAGGGTGGTTTTTTGGTTACAAATCCAGATGGTACACCAAGAAATCTAACACAAGAAGAAATTTCAAAAGGCTTTGACAAATTTTTAGATTTTTATGATAGACAAAGAGAACCTGTGTCTAAAGAAAAAAGTGGTTTATTAGACCCTGTTAAATCAAAAGTAGATAGTAATATACTTACACGTGATGTTAAACAAGACGATATATCTAACTTACCTAAGACATATACACCAGCTACACAACAAGATGTTCCTATGCAACCTGATTATTCAGGACTAACTTACAAAGATGTTATGCCAGAAATAACACCATCTTATTTTAAAACAGGAGAAAGAAGTTATAGACCTGCAACATCAACAGCAACTCCTGAAACAGTTACACCAACTACATCAACTCCATCAGAACCTGCTCCAACTATAGAAGAGCAAGATATATTGTATGAACCACCTGCACCAGAAGTTCCACCAACTACACCATCTGGTTTAACTCCTGATGACCCTGAGTCACCTTTTAATTTAGAGGCTACTTCTGGTTACAAAGGAGATACAGTTCAAGAACAGCAGATGACTTCTGATGAACAGATGGCAGATTTATTTGAAGGTCCTACACAGGCTGAACAAGATGCACAAGAACTGATACAAATAGACCCTGTTCGTAACGAAGTGTTTAATCAGTTTAATAATTTAGGAGATGTAGATAAGTCTAGAATTTATGATGCGTATGGTATTGAACAAGGTAACTTTGAAGGTCTTTTAAATAAAGCAGGAACAAATTTTCTTAAACAATTTACAACCAGTATAATTGGTGGAACTATAGGCGGTATACCCGGATTAATTACTGGAAGTCAAGTAGGAAAGTTATTTGAAGATAAAGACGATGATAAACCAAAAGAACCTGTGCTTACTGACACTCAAAATCTAAATCGTGAAAGAGCAGCAATGGCTCTTGGCATAGAGATGACAGGTAAAGTTGGACACAGTAAAGGTGACATAGACCCAATAACAGGTTATGTATACAATAGATACGGTGTTCCAATTAATCCTTCTACAGGTGATGCTCTAAATAAAATTAAATTTTCTGATTTAGATTCACTCTCTAAAAGTTTACAAGCTAATGGTAAGTCAGGATGGCAAGGCGGTTATATAGGTACAAAGGATAGTAATCGATACAAAAATCTAAACGATGTTCAAAGAGCTAGATATGATAAGTATATAGAAGAATTAGATAAGCTATATGGTTTTACAGATGAACCAGCTACCTATGCAACAACACAGCAAGTAGCAGGTAGACCTCTTGATATAGATGATTCAGATTCAGGTGGAAAACCACCACCACCTGAATTTACTACACCTGCAACCTACGACCAAATAATGCAAGAACTGATGGACGAAGATGCAGATACAGGAGAGATTTCTGATGATGATATAAGTCCAGATGGTACAGGTGTAGATATATTTGGAAATGTTGTTCTATCGGGTAAAAGTTCAGGTGCAAGAAAAACGGATGAGGCATCTGACCAAGCACTAGCTGATATGTATGAGGGTGTAGGTGAGGTTGATATCC